TACCCAGAAATGGTTATTCATTCACTTTGCGATTACATTAATTTGGATATTTAGTTTGATTATTTAAACGATTACGGTAGATTATTTAAATCTTATTAAACAATGAGAAAAATTTCAAAAAAGACCCAGGAATTACCCTGAGTCTTAATTTTTTAACCCCTAGTCCCTTCCCGGAGAATAAAGGAACCAATGCAGCAGCTTTTTACTTATACAGTAAACTTTAAAGTAAATCATAAATTAAACTATAAAGTAAACCATAAAGAGGAAAGTGTGATCAGCTTTTTACTTATATGAATAATAACATTTCTGTTAGAAACAATCAAGCTTTTTCTAAGTATTATAATATAACCGTAAACTGGATGTTTGGCGTCATGCCTGAATTGAAAGATTCAGAGCATCTATTGGTCCAACATAAGTTCACTAAAAATAGTCGTAAGATATTAATTACTTTGTTGAAGTATATGGGTGTTAATCAACATACGTATGTATCTCAAGAGTTAATAGCTCGCAAATCTGGTGTGCATCATGACACCGTCTATCGCACTCTCAAACTGTTTAATAAGCTTGGTATCATTAAGAAGAAATATCGTGGCGCTAATAAGACCTGTATTTACTCTTTCGGTAAGTTCTTACATGATCCTCAAGTTAAATATGCTCTTCGTGATCTTATTCCAAATCTATATTGGTCTATCGAATCTGCTGCCCGTATTTGTAAAAAGTTCTTAGGTGCGTTAATATCCCCTATAACAGCTATTTTTAAACACGATACGGCACGATTATCTAACGATAAGAATAAAGATATAAAATATATATATACAAGAGAAAGAAGGGAGCAAAAACCAAAAGAATTTGTCCCAACTCAGGAAGATATTGAACGATATCGGCAGTATGAACAGGTGGAGCAGAAAAAGAAATATGATTTCGCAGCAGACATGGCAAAATTACTTGGATTACAAACTTGAAGAAAGGGAGAGTATGTACAAATCTTGGGAAAAACCACGCAAAGAAGTTAGCCAAGAACCAGTTATATCACACGATGTCGGTAAGATATCTCCAACACTTATGCAAGAACGACTAGTTATGTGCATGAAGGAAGAAAACTTAAACCGAAGATTAGCTATGTTTGAACGACTTAAGACTCAAGTTGAACGAGCATCTGTGCCCTATATAAACTTAATGATTAACAAAACACGTGGAAAGATAGAGACATGGTAAATAAAAAGTGTTGTACAAATATGTCAAAAATTGAATGGCATGTTTCTAAAGCAATAAGAACCGCAAATGGTCTTGGAGATGATAACAAATGGTTTAAATTTTTGGACAATCAAAGTTCAACTGATAAACAAATTGTAGATGCATATGATAGTGGATGGACACATGCAGAAGCAACCGATGAATTTATAAAGGATCTTCGCGAAGGTTATGCATATACTATGTGTTTAAAAGAAGCTTATATAAACAGAGAAAATAAAGATTATACATGTAGTTATTGTATAGAGGCATAATGGAATATCAACTTTTAGGATGTCCCTAAACCGCTTCATAGACCCCGTTTCTCCAAGGGAAAAGTATATAACGACCAGAAGGCTGAGATGCTTATAGATTATTTAAGTATAAAATCGCAGCATGGCAAACGATCTTTATTCTTTGACCCCATTCACTTTGAAGTAACATTTGTGTTTGAGATACCTAAATCCTATTCACCTAAGAAAAAAGCAATGGTTCTCAATAAACCATATATTGGCAAAGTTGATGTTGATAACCTCTTAAAGAAAATTCTTGATGTATGTACAGGAGCTTTGTATACCAATGACAATATAGTTACCAGTGTTTCTGCTCGTAAGATATATGGATTACATGCGAAAACATTATTTACAGTGACTAATATCGTATAATATTTCTATATGTAAACAATTAGTATCGTCTTCTCTAATAGCCCTTTATGTGTATACTATCCGTAACTGCTTTAAAAAAGGAATAAGTTATGAATCATACTGTAGAACCGAAGAAAAGGAAAAAAAAGCTAACTACACAAAAAGCTAGTTTAGATAACGGTAAAAATGGTCCCGTTAAGCTCATTTTTCTAGGTGAGTATTTCAATATCCACACATTCAAAAAACATATAATTACTGAAAGCTTTATTGAAGAACAGGCTCGTAAACTCATAGAATGGGCTAAAGAAGAAGACTCGCTTTTAATGCAAGAGTTTTCAAATATACAAGGCTATCGAAGAATATTATTTTATGAATGGGTTGAAAAGTATGAAGTGTTTAGAGAAGCTCATGAGTTTGCATTATCACAATTAGGAGCTCGAAGAGAAAAAGGCGCAATGACCAGGAAGTACGCTGAAGCTACGGTACACCGAACTTTAGGGCATTATAATCCTATTTGGGGTGCAGAGACGTATAAACTGAGTAAGATGAAAGAGGAGGTTGCGCAGGCTGCCGAACAGAAAGTGGTTATTATAGAACGATATCCAGTTATCGAAGGTAAGACACCTGAGGAAATAGCAACTGCGATTAGAAGAACAACAGAAGATAACAGACTTGTTGGTGCTTGTGAATATGATGTTAAATCAAGGAGAGACGCATGAAGACTAAGTATGATGATCATGATGGAGCAACTCATACGTATAACAATATGGAAGAGTATATAGAACTCGCCCATGATAGGCAGGAAATGGTTGCGTTCGTAAACTCATTACGCACACATTATATTCCAGGTCATGATAGAGGTAAGAAAATCATAGATCTTACGGCTATGGAGATATTAATTCTTGCTAAGAAAGAATGGATTGCAACGCGCAAGAGTCACCATGAATATAAAGAAGAAAACTTTGTACTTAAACAAAAGATACGTGAACTTGAATCATATCATCGTAAGCATGATTGGCAAGATGCTTTTATGACAGTTATTCAAGTTGGTTTTATAGTGGGTATTATCTGTGCCTGTATCTATGCTGTTTCAGCATCATTCCATTTAAGCTATTATAAAATAGATGCGGTTAAAGAACTTGGTCATGCGGGTATAGATGGTTTGAAAGATATAGTTTCAACAATTTGGGAGAGTTAATGGCGAAGAAGAACTATTCATTTAAAGATGCTTTAGCAGAAATCAATAAACTTAAGAAAGATGTGGCTGTTTCATATACGTATCGTGAATCACTGCAGGAAGTATTAGCTATATCCTACACACATATAGATTTCATTATGAGATCGCTTGAAGCTCTTAAAGAGAAGAATAAAGACAAGCAAGTTCCTGAAGAAGATAAACAAGCAGAAAAGACTTTAACTGCTGTTACAACCGCCTTGGTGTATGCAATTCACCCTGCATATGAAGAGGCATTGGTTATGTTTGCTGATAGTAAGGTCTTTGTAGAAGGTTGTCATAAAGCACATATTGGAGCTATTAACAATAAGCTGGTTCCGCAAGAGTGTGGATGTTCTATGTGTGTTAAAGATGGTCTTGTTAAGGAAGTGAAATGATATTTATAGTTGCTGGATTGATAATGCTAAGTACGGTGGTTGGATACATGATATCTGATATATATAAACCTACCTGCGATGCTCCAGGAGTTGAAAGTAAGTTAGACGCTTACATTAGATATGCGAATGAAAAGGCTCAAGATCATCATAAAATTATTGACGGTTTAAATAAGCAACTAAAGATACTGGGCGATGAACAACTAAAAACTAATAAACGTTTAAAGAAGCTGGAAAATAAATGAAAAAATATATCTATAAAGTAGTGTTTCAAGATGATACTGAAAGAATGCAAACATGGACTGATCCTGTCATGCTATCTAACACACAAGAAAATACACATGAAGAGATCAAATCACTCACATTTGTTGAGTGTATTGATGTAGATTTGTCGAGTGAAAATCAAGAGATTGTGGTTGAGGCTGATGAGAAAGTATAGTGCTCAAGAATGTATTAAAATTACAACATGTGATAACAGGAAACAAAATGAGAAATTTCATAAGTGGATCGATACAGGTACCAAACAAGGAATAATGAAATTGATAGAAGATGATTATAAAAATATTAAAGAATCTAACTTATATGATTTGAATCTCAATATTACATCTATTGTTCATGAAGATACGGGTGGTTGCACTGATGCAAGAACTATCAATTTCTATTGTGGAGATAAGATAGTGTATAAGATCTTTCTTCATACTTGCTGTTGTTATGTTAGATTTAATGATGAGATAATCGAATAGTTCTATAGGAGTCTGTAATGAGTGATGATTTGAAAAAGTTTCTTGAAGGTATGAGTGAAGAATTTCGTAAATATGATGCTGCTATAAAGAAGACTGAAGAAGAATATAAACATACATTGAAGATTAAAAAAGGATTGAAAAATATACGCAATTATGGAACTCCAGTACTAAGAATGACTAAATATAATTCATCTGAATTAAAGAAAGAAGAATAAATAGAGGAGTTTGATGAGGAGTTTGATATGGGAATGAATTCATCTAAATATAAAACATTTAACATTCATGAATCTACTTCTAATGAAGTTTATAATAAATTGAATGAAGAGTTCGACTTTAACTTTGATCCATGTCCTCTTCATTCAGAAGTTGATGGATTATCAATCTCATGGCAAGGAAATGTTTTTGTTAATCCTCCTTATGGTAAGGCTATTCGTGGATGGCTTGAAAAAGGTCTTAATGAAATTGAAGTCGGTAACGTCAAATCGATTGTCTATTTATTGCCGAGCTATACAGATGTTAAATGGTTTCATGAAATAGCAATTCCCTTTGCGTCTGAAATTAGATTTATAAAGGGAAGATTGAAATTCGGATTTCACAATAAGCATGCACCATTTGCTAGTGTTTTATTAATATTTAGGGGTCATTAATTCTATAGGAGTCTGCTATGAAACTGTTATTGTTATTGGTTTTTACACCTTTAGTAGCATCACAACAAGCAGACGCAGATAGACATGCAATTATAGAAATAGAACGAGAGCGTGAGGTTACGAAGCATATTCTGACTGAGCGCCTTCATGTTATAGATAGGCAACTTGAGTATCTTAAAGTTCGATTAAAAGTTACTGGATGTCCACAAGGTATCATGGAAGAAGCTGAAAAGGTGTATGAAGATAAAAAGGCGATGATTGCATTAATTAATAGAATGAGAAAATGAATAAACCTATTGAACTAAAAGACTGCAATGATTTTTGTTATCGATTAATAATGAATGATGACGATACTGAGCGAATGACGATATGTTGCCATATCGTTTGTTTATTAAAATTCATTGATGGACAATGGAAGGTAGTTAAAAGAGATGAGAACGATTGATATAGATTTTGAGTGTTGTAATCCTAAATATGGATGTCCATATTGTTTATGTATACGATGTTGGAATAATGGTAAAATGCCAGAATGTTCTAAGATTGAAGATAAACCCCATGTTAAACATGAGTTATTGTGTAAACACTGCATTAAAAATATCAATAGTATATGCTTTGATCATTATTGGCGAAATCTTATAGCGACTCGAGAGATAAAGCATGAGAAATTGCAAGATAGAGAGTATAAACATAAGTTAGGTAAAGAAATGTGGGATCAGTGGAAAAAAAAGTTTAATGTGGAGAGGTAATGGCTAACAATTCTAAATTATCTAAAAGAGGGGGTAAAAGAATTGTTCCCAAGGATATGCCGCATGAACATAGAAAAGAGTATAGAGAGTTAATGCGAGATGAATATATAACATTCCGCCAAGAGATACAGAATTCTATAGAAAAGAGAAAAGAAGTATCGTATCAAATAGGCGGTTATGAGTTCGAGCATAATATTTCAGCTTTTGTTACAGTTTTGAAGCAGCAAGATGACATATTTCAAGAATGGGTCAAAAATGGAGATATGAATATAACTCTTCATAAATGCTTTGATGAATTAACGTGGCGAGAAGAAATAATAATAAAAAGAAGATTTGGTTTTGGTGGACTTGAACCTTTGTTGTTGGAAGAGGTTGGAAGAGATATGCATATAACTCGTGAAAGAGTTAGACAGATAGAGGTAAAGGCACTTCGTAAAATAAAAAGAATAATGAAAGTATTGATACCTAAAGAATATTGGCCAACAAAATTTGGGTATAATAATGATGAGGAGTATGACGATGAGTGAATGTGCAAGATGGGCAGTGCGAGCGAATGAAATTATAAAGAAAATTGATATCGTTGATTATATAAGTAGATTTGTAAAACTGCATGCAACATCTGGTAAATATTTAAGGGGAAATTGTCCCTTTAACGTTAAGTGTCCTGAGAATTCTTTTACTGTTTCACCTGAGAAACCGATATTTTATTGTTTTGGATGTCATATTGGTGGCGATCTTATATCATTCGTATGTAAATATAATAAATTTTCTCCCATGGATTCATTACAATTACTAGAAGCAATAGATATGAATAAAGAACCCTATCATAAAGAATTACTCAATGAACAACTTGAAGATGAATTACAAATTATCAATACAACTATTAATGAATTAATAATGGATTCAATAGATGTATTAGAAACAACAAAATCTACTATAGATATTTTGCAAGGTATACAATCACGTGTGGCTACTTTATATGCCAATGTTCATAAAGCTAATAATCCCGATGAACAGTAATATCCACTCACGTAGATACTTGTATGACATAATCAATTCGCCTGATGATGATTTATCTGCACGAGATCAAAAAGAGATGCAAGATCTACGCAATAAGAATAGTAACTTAGCATTGTTAACTATTCATGCTACATTCTGTTCAGAACCATTAGAATATATGACATGCATTCCATGTAACTTAGTAAAAGATAATACTCAATAAAAAAGGGAGTAGAAATGAATCAAATACGACTCGATAAGTTTAAACCAAGAGATTTTCAGTATGCTTTCTGCGATGCTTTAGAAAATAAAGGATATAGAAAGCTTATAGCCATACACCCCAGACGTGCAGGCAAAGATCTCATGTGTTGGAACTTAATGATTCGTGCTGCCCTGCGTAAAGTAGGGGTTTATTTTTACATGTTACCTACCTACAGGCAAGCGAAACTCGTGATATGGTCATCGATTACGAATGATGGGGTTCGTTTTATCGATTATATTCCTAAAGAATTAATTAAGTCTATGAACGGTCAGGAGCTTAAGATTGAGTTAACCAATGGTAGTATCATAAATTTATTGGGCAGCGACTCGTATAACACGATTGTAGGATCTAATCCGATCATGATTGTGATTAGTGAGTTCGCTTTATGTGATCCTGCTTGTCTTCCATTCTTTCGTCCTATCCTTAATGCCAACGGGGGAACGTTGATCTTGGTGTCGACCCCGCGTGGAAAAAACCACCTTTTTGATATGTATGAGATTGCAAAAGATAATCCTAGTGAGTGGTATGCAGAGTTATTAACTATTCATGATACAAAACATATTCAATGGTCTGAAATACAAAAAGAGATAGATTCTGGTGAGATGTCAGAAGATATGGCAGCTCAAGAGTATCTTTGTGATTTTGATCTTGGAATCGATGGTTCATATTATGGTAAGTACATCGATAAGATGCGTAGAGAAGGACAATTGGGAGAAGTGGCATGGCTTCCCTCGCACAAGGTGGACACAGCGTGGGACATCGGATTTTCAGACAGTACTACAATTATATTTTTTCAGCGTGTAGGTCAAGCTATCCACGTTATAGATACATATGAAAAGTCACAAGAAGGATTGGAGCATTATGCAAAAGTATTGGAATCTAAGCCTTATAGTTATGGTCGTCATTGGGCTCCACATGATATTGCTGTGCGTGAGTTTGGGAGTGGACTATCAAGAATTGAAAAGGCTCGCCAACTCGGCATTAAATTTGAGATAAAAGACAACGGACAATCGTCTGCATTGCCTAATCTTTCTATTATGGATGGTATAGAGGCCGTTCGATCCTCGTTCGTTAGAATGTGGATAGATGATAAGAAATGCGCAAGTTTAATACGAGCTCTTGAGAATTACCGTAAAGAATGGGATGCAAAGCATAAAGTATACAAAGACAACCCTCTTCATAATGATGCCAGTCACTTTGCGGATGCATTTCGTTATCTCGTACTTTCACTATCTAAGTCTCGTGATGGTCAAACTACTGCTGAAGAGTTGAAAGCGCGTCATATGAAAGCTATGTATGGGGAAAATAATCATGGTTTTGGACAACAAGTCCCTCACTTATTCCGTCAATAGAAATATCTGATAGTAACACACTCAAATAATTTAATAGAATCAGTGTAACTTATCTTCTATCTTGAATGTAAATTTATATTTAAAGATAGGAGTTAAGTATGCCATTATACCCAGTTTCTACTCAATACTACGATGAGAAAAACCAAGGTATACTGATTAAGATGGAAACATCTTACGCTGAAAGTATTACCCTGAATCAAACAATGTGGACCGAAGCAGATATTGACCAAAGATTTGAGTGTGGCGATCAGACGATCTGGAGCGAGGTTTACGGTTCTATACCTATAGCTCGAAGACACGTATTTAGTTTTAATAGAATACGCCGCGTCATTAATATGGTCAGTGGTCGACAACGACAAGTACGAAAATCTATCGTAGCAGTTCCCATAGAAAATGCTGACAATCAGACAGCAGATCAATTAACAAAAGTTATTACGTGGTGTATGAATCAAGAATGTATGCTCGATACGATATCAGAAGCATTTCATAATGCTTTAGTTACTGGTATGAATTTACTCCAAGTGTGGGTTGATTACCGTAACGATCCTGTTTCAGGCAATATCAAACTTGATACATCGCCCCCAAATTCCTTCCTCATAGATCCATATTTTAGAAAGCATGACTTATCTGATTGTAACTATATCTGGAAACGTAGTTTTATAACGAAAGCTGAAGCACTTTCAATCCTTCCTGATAAAGAAGAAGAGATTATAGATCTTGCTGGATATGCCTCTGGAAATGGCCGTGATGGGAAGTTTACGTACCTGCCTGAGAGCTACAATTACTCCATTCAAAACCTGCTCTCATACGATGAATACTACTATAAGGACTATAGAAGTCAGAAGATGTTAGTCGATGCAGAAACAGGGGAAACGCTTGAATGGAAATCAACAAATGATGAAGGTCTTGCTGCATTTCTCGAAATGTATCCTCAGGTGACCATGATTGAACAACAAATACCTACAGTTCGTATGGCAATAGTACTTCAAAATAAGGTCATGTACGATGGTCCAAATGTCTTAGGAATTGATACATACCCATTTATTGGGGTATTTGCTCATTATACACCGCAATTACCTTACTATTACCTGCGCGTACAGGGTATGGTGAGGATGTTGAGGGACCCACAGTTTTTATTCAATAGACGCAAGCAGATTGAGTTAGATTATCTTGAAGCTGGACTGAATGGTGGCTGGAAAGTAAAAGAAGGCTCATTGATTGATCCAAACGATGTTTACCAACAAGCTGGCCAGGGTAAAGGTCTGTTTATGACAGCTGATTCTGATATGAATGACGCACAGCAAATTATACCACCACAATTACCACCAACAACGTTACAGGTTTCTCAACTTATGGGTGAAGAAATTTCTCAAATTTCTGGAGTGAATGAAGAATTACTTGGCAGTAGCCAGGACGATAAAGCTGGCATATTAAGCATGTTACGTCAAAATGCTGGCCTAACTACTCTCCAGATATATTTCGATCAACTGGATCGATCTCAGAAGCTTTTAGGAAAGTTAATTATTGATGTTATACAAGCTAACTTTACACCAGGTAAGATTAAGAAGATTCTTGAGGGTGAAGAGCCAACACAACAGTTCCATAATAAAGCTTTTGGTAGATATCATGCTGAAGTTGAAGATGGATTGAATACAGCAACGCAACGACAAATGCAATTTGCTCAAATGTTACAACTTAAAGAACTTGGTGTTCCTATAACTCCTGCTGATTTACTTGAAGCAGCTACTTTACAGAACAAAGATAGAATTATTAAGAATCTTGAAGCTGCTGAGAAAGCACAACAACAACAAGCTCAAGCGCAAGCTCAAATGGCTATGGAATTACAGAAAGCTCAGATCGAATTGGCGCTTGCTCGTGCAAAAGCAGATCTTGGTCTATATCTGGAACGTTCATCACGTGTTGAAGAGAATAGAGCATTGGCTATTCAGAAAATTAGTGAAGCTAACTCTGATCAAGAGCGTGCATTATTAGACAAGATTAAGGCTATGAAAGAACTTGAAGGATTAGATATATCTCATATAGAGCAGTTGATAAATATGACGAATGCGTTAAAGAGTCAAGAGATACAAAATACCCAGGCATATGCACAAGAAGCTGAATCAAAAGTTGTTGAATCTCCAGTAAACGAACAGTAATATAATCATCGATCCTATATAGAATGGTTTTATGTAGGAAAGTTGATATCTAAAACAAAAGGATCCGCTATGTCAAAGTCACGTGGAATGATCAGTAATGATCCAAGAGCAACTGCTAATATGCCACAAGAAATCAAGTATGATAAATGGCCAGAAGTAGATGGTGGCATTAACAATACTATGGATGATACTATTGCTGGTGCTAATGAGCAGATGAATGCTGATTTGAGAATGGCTCGTAAAGGGCTGAAGCCTACAAAGTATTAATCATGATAATGCCGCGCCCAAAAGGGTTAGCGCGCCAAATCGCATGGAAGATACTTGGCGTGCCAGCAAACATTGCTTCAAAGCCAACAGAAAAGGAAGCGAGGATTAAACAGATTATTAATTCTCAGAATGCTTCTTTGGTAAGATAAAATACTCTAAGTGTAGGGTTCGCTTTACACTTAGAAAATATATTAAGGAATACCATGAAAAATAGAGACTATAAGAAAGTAGATCGTCTATACGAACAGAGTATTGCTGATAGCAAGATGATGCCTTTTTATCCTGATGCAATCGCTGATCTTCCTCAAAAGGCTATGAGTAAGATATTTGATGCTCAAAGATATGTCGATTCACTGGGAAAGTGTGATAGTCAAAACGATATCGGATTAACGTTTGATCAAGGTAAACAGAAGGAAAAAAGAAATAGCAAAAGAAAAATGGATTCAAGGCGCTATTAAAAAACCAGGAGCGCTCCATAAAGAACTACATGTTCCCATGGGTAAGAAGATTCCTAAAGATAAACTGGAAGAAGCTGCTAAGCATAAGGGAAAAGAAGGTAAGAGAGCACGTCTTGCTGAAACATTAGAAAAAATGGATCATAAAGGCAAGAAGAAGCATGATTGCTCGTATTGTGAACATAAATAAGGAAATGTTATGGCAAAGAACAAATCTGAAAAAAAGATCAAAAAAGTGATTCATGAGTTCGAAGAAGGTAAACTTCACAGTGGTTCTAAAAAAGGTCCAGTAGTAACAGATAAAGATCAGGCTTTAGCGATTGGCTATTCTGAATCAAAAAAAGCTGGAAAATCTAAGAAAAAGAAATAGTATTACACTGCTGTTCTTACTATCTGGATATTGTATGTTTGATTTATGCATGCAGTATCCAGAGTTCTTATATTAAAGGAGATCGATGAAGAATACACCTCTTGGAAAACGTGAAAAGGTTGGCAAGATAGCAACCGATCTATTAAAGAAAGCTGAACTTGATCCAGGTCTTAACGCCCACTCATCTGATGAACAAATGGGTGAAATGCTTGCAGACTGGGATAGAGTTATGGCTGATACTATTGAATCTGGTCGTATATCGTATGGTCATGATTTTTATGTTGAAGTTCAGACTCGCAAAGAACGCAATATGAAAAATGTCATACGTAACCAGTTCTTTCATCGAAAATCGTGTCCGACGCCTACCTACGATCAAACAGTATTCAAATACCATTACATTAAAGAGAATCCTGAATTCTTGTGGGTATTACCTTCTAAAGAAGCAGCTCAGTTATTAACAGATTACGCTTTAGAGGTTCCTACTGAAAAACAAGAGCTATTACGATTTGTACTTGAAGATCGTGATGGTACGTTATTGCGATTAGCTAAGAAGCTTAATGGTGAGAAATTACAAAGTGAAAAAATCTAATTAAAGGAGATAGTATGAGTTTACCACAAGTAAGTAAGAGTCAAGTTAAGGAAATGAATGCACTTGCTGAGCAAAAGATGCAAGAGCAATTTGGTGTGCAAACTGAAGAAACTACCATGGAATCTCGGAATGAGACTTCAGAATTACATGAATCAGAGGAGCAATATGGTGCACCCCAGGAACAATCATATGAAGAAGAAACGTATGAAGAAGAAGAGGTTGAGCAGGAGCCGGAGATTACTCAACCAGTTACGAGAAAATACTCTCAAGCAACAGAGCTTAATATTAGAGAAATGCGACTACTTAAAGAACAGTCAGATCGCGAACTAGCCAAGTCAGAGTATGAGAAATCACAATTAATGAAAGCACTTCTTGAATACAAACAAGGTAATCAGCCTGTTGTGAAACAAATTGTAGAGCAAGATGAGTATGAAAAGATTGATGATAATGAACTTGTTGAAGGTAAGCAACACAAAAGCGTTGCGGCAAAGGTTAAATATCTTGAGAAGAAGCTAGAACAACTAGAAGATAACAATAAGAAAATGGTTATGCAGACGAATGAATCTCAATTGAGATCATCATATGCTGATTTTGACAAGGTTATGACCACTGAAAATCTTAACCAGCTTGAGGCATTAAATCCCGAACTTGCTGAAACAATTCTTAAGAATGATAATATACACGTTCAAAAGAAGCTCGCTTATCAAATGATTAAACAATATGGCATTTATAAAGAAGATATATTTACGCAAGATAAGAAGCTTGCTCATATGAATGCTGCTAAACCAAAGGGCGTTGCATCACTATCTCCTAAGAAGGGTGACAGTGCATTAGGTATGGCCAATGCATTTGCTGAAGGGATGACACCTGATCAATCACGATCTTTATATTTAGAAACGAGAAGAGCTGCTAATAATGCCAGATAATTATTTATTTAGAGATGGATTGAAAGTAGGACTTAATGGATATTTTCTTTTGAAGAAAAGTGATAGTGGAATACATCATATATGTTCTACGAGTGGAGCTAGATATGAAAACACTACTGTTGAAGATCCTATGCTTAAAGATATATCAAAAAAATATAATATTGATATTGAAGTATTAGTTAAGGCTTGGAAAGAAAGAATATAATGCAATTTGATTATGATGAGGAGAATGGGATGCTTCTGTCTGAACTGCAACAGCTATTTGCTCGAGATACTTTAGAGTTATTTAAAGAGATTTATGGTCTTGGTTATACATTTACGTATGGTGAGGCAATGAGATCACCTGAACAAGCTGCTTTATATGCTAAGGAAGGTAAAGGTATTATAGATAGTTTGCATTGTAAGCGTCTAGCTATTGATATTAACCTGTTTCGAGATGGTGTATATTTAGATAAGACTGAAGATTATGCTGAAATAGGTAAATACTGGGAATCATTGTCGCCTGCTAACCGATGGGGTGGTCACTTTAAACGTGCCGACGGTAACCATATGGAAAGAAATGATGCTCCTTCTAAATAATGGGGTAAGTATGAAGATTTTGCTATTTATGACCATGTTAGCATTTACTGCGCATGGTGTTGATAAAGATAATTGCGCATTAATTATTGTAAGAGATACTGATAAGATAGAGTTTGAAGATATCGTTGATGTTATCTTTTGGGATGATGAATTTGAATACAGTGTTTTGGATTGCGTTGTTGGATCACCAGATCCTGAAGAACCTGAAGAAGATAAATAATTTACACTCATCTTCAATTTTTATATACTTCCTGTGTCAGGGCATACAACCCCGCAATAAGTCCACATTCCTTATTGTTATGGATGCCCTGATTTTTTACTCTCTGCTGATAAAATACCGATAACATGATGATAAAATGGAATGAGTCTTTATAAAATGAAAGAATTGAAAGAGATTTTATGGTTTAAGATTTTTGATAATTTTTCTGAAAAATTACACAACATACAAAGAGAACGCAATAAAGAAAATAAGCAGATTAGTTTATGGATTAAAGATAAAGCTAAACGAAATGGGTATCAATATTTTTTGCCTATAGATTTTTTAGAAAGAAATGATAAAGAAGATCTTCTTATAGATATGATAGATTCATGGGATGATAATCATAATAAGGATATATATGGTAACAGATCGCATATTTTCACTTCTTCAAAGGTAGCTATTGAAGCTATAGAAAAATATAGGGATTTTTTAAATCAACCTAATTTAAAAAATCCTGAGAATCAAAATATTAAGCACATTTTAAAAGATGGTTCTATAGTCGAAGCATCTGAAGAAATGCAAAATCTTTATAAGTTAGTAATTAATTCTTTCATAACAGATAATCATGAAGATGAGGAGGAGTGTAATGTTTGATACCTTTAAGCCAATCAATGACAATGTTCTTGTCGAATTAGAACCAAAAGAAACTAAGACTGCTAGTGGACTCTATGTTCCAACTGAAGCTCAAGAGAAGACTCAGAAAGGTACTGTTATTAATCCTGGCAGAACTACTCAATTACAAATTGGAGATAGAGTATTCTTCAAAAAGTATATGGGAACTGCTCTTGATGATAAGTATTTAGTTTTACAAAAAGAAGATATCTTAGGGATTTTATAGTGACTATTAAAGATCAGATTATAGAAAAATATGGGCAACATGTTCTTGAATGTGATCATACTGATTTTGATCTTGATATTTATATGATGTTTATTTGTAGGTCTATTGAAAAAGAATTAATGGATTATGATACTAAGCAAAGAAAAGCTTACAATGATACACTAGAATCTATTCAGCCAATAATTCAGCAGTATAAGACTAAAAAGGAGAAAAATGGCTAAACGTATTATATTTGGGCAAATTGCTCGTACGAAATTATTAAACGGTATTAACATATTAGCCGACACGGTAAAAGTTACTCTTGGACCTAAAGGTCGCAATGTTTGCTATGAAAGATCATATGGAAGTCCTTCAATCACAAAAGATGGTGTATCAGTAGCTAAAGAAATTGATCTAGAAGATCCTATTGAGAATATGGGTGCTCAAATGATCAAAGAAGTTGCTTCTAAAACAGCTGAAAATGCTGGTGATGGAACAACTACTGCGACAGTTCTAGCTCAAGCAATCTTTACTGAAGGTAATAAGTTTATTACTGCTGGCGCTAATCCAATGGAATTGAAGCGTGGTATTGATAAAGCTGTTGATGTCGTCGTATCATATCTCAAGAATAAAGCACAACAAGTAACTAACAATCAAGAGATCGAACAAATTGCTACTATCTCTGCTAACAGTGATGTTGAAATCGGTAAGAAGATAGCTCAAGCATTCGATAAAGTTGGAAAAGATGGTGTTATCACGGTTGAAGAAGCTCGTGGCATAGAAAGCGAATTAGTTGTTGTTGAAGGTATGCAATTTGATCGTGGATATCTATCACCACACTTCGTAACAGATCATGAGAAAAATGAATGCGTTCTAGAAAATCCAGTTATTCTTATCTGTGATTTAAAGATAAGTAGCTTAAATGAAATTCGTGCAGTATTAGAATCTGTTGTACGATCTCGTCGAGCTATTTTAATTGTTGCTGAAGATGTTGATGGTGATGCATTATCAACATTAGTAGTAAATAAAATGCGTGGTGTGATTAATTGTGTCGCGGTAAAAGCTCCTGCATTTGGTGATCGTCGATTAGCGATGCTTGAAGATCTTGCAATTCTTACAGGTGGAAATATTGTATCCCCAAATCATGGATTTACACTTGATGATATCCAACTTGAAGAAATGGGGACTGCTAAAAAGGTTATCGTAACAAAAGAATCTACCATTATTATTGATGGTGCTGGTGAAAAATCAGTCATTACAGAACGTATTGCAACTATTAAAGCTCAAGCAGAAAAAGTATCTTCTGATTATGAAAAAGATAAGATGCTTGAACGTGTTGCGAAATTAACTGGTGGTGTCGCAATCATTAAGATTGGTGCTTCGACAGAATTAGAGATGCGTGAAGTTAAGGATAGAGTAGACGATGCTCTTTCAGCAACTCGTGCTGCTATTGCTGAGGGTATTATTTCTGGTGGTGGTTGTGCATTATTACATGCTCAGAAAGAACTGGATGCATTGGAACTTGCAGGAGATGAAGTTCTGGGTGTTAATATTGTTCGTAAAGCACTTGAAGCTCCTATTAGATGCATTCTTAATAATGCTGGTTATGAATCTTCAATGATTATCCAAACTATCTTAAAGAATGCTTCGTGCCAAGCACACAATGATACGAGACATGTCCATGGGTATGATGCAAAAATGAATCATTATGGTAATATGATTGAAATGGGTATTATTGATCCTGTTAAAGTAACTCGTTGTGCATTGCAAAATGCTGCATCGATTTCTGGGTTGTTGTTGACAACTGAAGCAGTAATATCTATTATTCCTGAAAAGAAGAAAGATAATGCTATAGAACCTAACATGGTTCCTATGCCTAACATGATGTAAAATAGTGATACATTTAGTTCAGTGGTAGAATCTGCTCTTAAGTGAGCAGGGACGAGTGTTCGATTCCCTCAATGTATCCTAAAAACGTTTGCTCCTTCATATTAATTAATTGGTTGTGTCCAGTTGGTTGTTATTTTTATTTTGCCAAAAAGGATCTCTTCGGGGGTCCTTTTTGTTTTCTCTTGAATCTTCATACATTCTCTTTGTATACTATCGGCAGCTGTATCGAAGACTCGCTAACTTCACAAAAATTCTCGGGCCGTATGATCATCGCCCAATCAATTCACCGACCGTAATAAGCTTCGTCAACTTAAAGTAGTTAACCTAGTCCAAGCCGTAAAAAGCCAAAGACTTATATAGTTTAATTTTATTTTAGGAGAAATGATGTCTGTAGTCACTACAAGTACTTTACCATCACCAGTTCTTCAGATGTTTAGCATGAAATTGCTATCCACACCTGTTCCTAACTTCATTAACGCAATACCCGCTATGCGACGTAAGATGGAAGCTAATTCAGGGACCACTATTCGTATGCGTAGATACAATCCGCTGGATACAGCACTTGTACCATTAGGCAATACTGGTAACCCAGTTCCCGGCCAAAATCAGACAGTTGTTGATATTGACGCAAAAATTTCCTTCTACGGCACTTTTGTGGCAATTAACGAGCAAGTAACGCTCCAAAATAATGACCCTAAAAAGAATGGGGTCTATAAACTTCCTCTGATTGACTTGGAAGCCTACGGCATTTGCTAAGGTGACAGGGCCCAAGGATATAGTTTATAAATTTCCTTTTAAAGGATGTAGATGGTAGCGAGAATTGTGTTTACGAATTTTTTCCAAGCATTGTTGACGGATGTCCAAGTTCTCTTTAGAGACTTTAGTACTTCCCAATCTTTGCGTATAAGTTTTTCTAAACTCAATCATGATCTCGCATTGTTCTTTTTTGATGACAAGATACGGAAGAATATGTTCAGCGATATCAAGGAGTCTGTCTCCAGTTGCTATCCAACTAAATATTTTTCTTTCAAACCTTCTGGTAGATGTCCATTTAGTATTAGAGCTAGAAGTTCCGCTAAATGTAATATCAATCCATTCAATAAGACGAATATCAGTATTATCAACTTTAAGAAGTCCTCGATAATGTTGACTGATATATCCATCACCGTCTTTTTTAGGAACAGTTCCAATGAAAAAGCAGCCTTCTCCATCGATAATTCCTGCCATATAAGCAAGATCAACTTCTTTATATTTGGTAGCAACATAATCAAGAGAGCGTTTGTAATAGTTTCTTCGTCTTTCCATTATTTCCTTAATTTTATGAGACAAGTGCACTATTTGATTGTAAATGAATTTATAAATGATGTCCAGGGTGAACGACTAAGTGAGGAAGACTCTATAAAAAGAGTATGCGATAGTCTGACCTCTAGAGGAAACCTAGAGAGATGGGATCGAAGAATCCTGTCCGCCATGAAAATGGTCATAAAAGTAACAGAATTGGTTCTGAATGAGATCACTTGCCGTCTTGGCGTTTCGCTCCGTCAGTCTGAAGACACCCTGATACGTAATATGTTGGCTTCAACAGCTTCTTTCATTAACTGTACAGCTGGTATCAATGGCGATAACCCAACAAACTTAACTCGTCCTGATATTGATGATGTTATTTTAGCTTTGCTTGGAAACAACGCAGCTACAATGCTTGATCACATTGATGGCGAAGATAAATTCGGCACCGCACCTACAAGAGATGCATACTTTGCTTTATGTCATACCAACCTGACAAAAGCATTTGATTCTGTGAACGGATTTATTGCGAAAGCGCAGTACCCATCGCAGATGAACGTGCTTAGATCAGAGTGGGGAAGCATCTCGAATCTCAGGTTCCTAGTATCGAGCATAGGCAGTATTACGTATAAAGCATCTGAAAAAGGCAAGAATGTGTATAACATTTTCTGCGTTGGATTAGAGGCTTATGCCGTGATTGACCAGGACAGATATTCTAGTTCCTTCATCTATCGGCCTCCAATGTTCAGTGATCCATTGGCTCAGAACGCCAGTGTCGGTTACAAATATGCACAAGTGCCCAGAATATGTAATGACAGCTGGTTATACAACTTACGTTGCACAATTTATTAAAGGGGAATTACAATGGCAGATTTCACTCTTATTCAACAAGGTAGATTTACTTCTACTGGTGCTTCGGTCACAATTCCACTACGTTCAGGCGTAGATTGGATGCGAGTATATAATACCACGGTTGCAGCTGCAAATCAGACTACAGCAATCGGTGTAGAGTATTACTGGCAAAATGGTTTCCCACAGGGTTACGCTTGGGAATATTTAAAATCTAATGCTGCAGATGCTGCTAATCTTAGCCAGTATTTGACATCAGGTGGTTTTACCTATGTAGATTCTTCATTAACACCAAATGGTGTCGTGAATGCTACCGTAACAGCTATCTCAAATGCTTCTATTCCAGTTGTAACTAATTCAGGTACAAATGGTCTGACTGCAGGTTCTATTGTTCGTTTGTTCAATATTACGGGTGGGCAACAATTAGGTGGTATGGACTTTACTGTTGGATATAACACATTATCTTCAACAACATTTAGTCTTGATTACATGGCTGAAATTGCTGCGGCAACTACTGGTTCATGGATGCTCATTAACTATGATGCATTGTATTATCCACGTCGTCGCTACATTACAAATATTACACAGGCTACCCAAGCTGTGGTGACATTATCAGTAACTCATGGCTATTTGCCCGGTCAGAAAGTTAAAATGATTGTGCCATACGTATTTGGCATGATCGAAATGAATAATCTATATGCGACTATCGTTGCTGTTAATACAACATTAACGAGTGGTAACACGATTACTCTTGATATTGATTCAACATCATTTACTGCTTTTGTATTTCCAACTTCTGGAGAATATCCAGCATTTACACCTGCACAGGTTGTACCAGTTGGTGAAAACAGTGCTGAAGCATTAACGCTTGGTGTTGATTTCTTAAATGACGCAACTATCAACACAGGATACATTGGCATGAATCTTTCAGCGGGTGCTAATAGCCCAGCAGGACAATCAGGCAACGTTATCTATTGGGTTGCTGGTGCTTCATTTAACGTGAACAATCAGTAAGTATATTGTGGGGCTTGTAACACTTACCGTTACAAGCCCTGTTTCTAAAAAAAGGATTTATTATGTCAAGCGCAGCAATAACAGAAAAAAAAGATTTACGCCGTATGGCAACCCCAGATAAAGATCTGGAAAAATTAAATGAAGAAGCTGCTAAATTTGTTGATCCAAACTCAAATGAAGCAGTTAAAAAACGCATTGATTATAAAAAGTTTAAAGACAATGAAAAGATAACTGGTGTATTTAGAAACCTTGAAGAACAAGGGGGTGGTGTTCGTTTCTGTTTAAAATTATACCCTGGTGATGATCTTGAATGGTACGATATGGTTGATGGACATACCTATACCGTTCCACGCATGGTTGGTGATCATTTAAATAAAGATTGCTGGATTGATATATATGGACATGGAAAGAATAGTGAAGGTTTAAACGTTCAACAAGTTACAGGAAAACGACATAGATATGCATTTGATAGTCCCGATTTGTATTACGATAATCTTGATAAGACTCATGATATTGTATATGTCTCTTCATTAAAATAAGAGGTTTGTATGTCTATTCTGGTAAATCCATATCCAATATTTAACAATCCACTCACGATCATTGCAAGTATTACTAATGACTTTCCAGCTGTTGTGACAACCACCGCTGATCATACCTATTTGACGGGATTGATTGTTCGATTGGTTATACCACCAGAATATGGCATGACAGAAGCTAACCAATTATTTGGAAGCATTGTAGTAACAGGAGTAACGACCTTTGAAATATTTATTGATACAAGATATTTTAATCCGTTTGTTATTCCTGATACGCAATACCAATATGCACAGGTCATTCCTTTTGCAGAAGATAACTTCACTTTAAGCAGTGCGATACAAAATGTTCTCCCATATTAAAAAAGAGGGTAGCAATGGCAAATTCGACCTTAGCTAATATAAAAAATAAGGTGCGTCGATTAACGAGAAGTTTATCTCCTGCACAATTATCCGATGCTGAACTAACTGATTATATCAACACATATATACAATATGACTTGCCTGAAACTCTCAGGCTATTTGATCTTAAATCTACATTTACCTTCTATACATCACCATTTATAGATACGTATGCAACATCGACATTTGTAAATAACCCAATGTATGACTTTAAGAATCAATATATATCCGTCAATCCGCCGTTATATATAGCTGGATTCCAATCACAGTTCTTCCAATCGCGTGAACAATTTTATGGTATATATCCTATTGTTAATTCGATTCAGAATATTGGTGTTACGGGTAATGGGACATTAGCTAACTATAGTGGCTATGTTAATACGAGCCAACCAGGATTCTTACCTAATCAAACAACTCAGTTAATAACCCTCCTGCAAAACCAAGTATTATTTAGTTCCATAGATTCTAATGGCAATGGTGTTGCTTTAGCGGATTCTCCTATTTTGGATGCTACGACGGGTATAGCAACTGCATGGGGGCAGTTATACAATGCAATAAGTGGTCCAGTCCCTACACCGTTGTATCTTAATGCACCCTATAATACTCAAACAGGATTCCCGCAAGCTAACTTTATAAATTATCTGACTGGTGAATTTGATATAACATTTTCATCTCCGCCTGCATCAGGTGCTACAATTAATAGCCAAACTGTCATGAATAATCCTGCATTACCGCAATCAGTTCTATTCTTTGAAGATGCTTTTGTTGTGCGCCCTGTTCCAGATCAATCATATCGTATTGATATTGAAGTATTCTATCAACCAACTGCTCTGTTATTAAATGATGATGTTCCTGTCTTGAATCAATGGTGGCAACTTATTGCATTTAATGCGGCTAAAAAGATTCTTGAAGATCGTATGGATTATGATTCGATTGCATTATTCTTACCTTCTTTGCGTGAGCAAGAGAATCTTGTTGGAAGAAGAACTATCAAACAGCTTACGACGCAACGCGTTGCTACAATATTCAGCGATCAAGCTGGTGCGGGTTCATTAAATAATAGTTCTTGGACTGGTGGTTCACAATTCTAGAAAGGAGATAATATGTCAGGTCCTGTTTATACATATACACCCGATACCCCTCAAGCTGCTAATCCTCAAAATAATACAACTACGACTATACGATCAAATTTTCAGGCTATTAATGAATTAGTTAATGTAAATCATGTTGGATTTAACAGTTCAGATGTCGGCAAACATAATTTTGTCAGCTTAGAATTTCAAGATCCAATTCCTACAGTACAAGTAAGTCAATTAAATTTATATTGCCAAGCAACAGGGTCGCCTAATGTAGCTGAGATATTTTATAATTATCCTGATAATAGTACGATTGAGCAATTAAGTGATCAGACTGTTCCTATCACGGGAACAGGAACTTCATTTGGGGATGCTGCTCAGGGATATTGTACATTTCCATCTGGAGTTGTTATGCGATGGGGGCAAGCTACTTTGAAGGGAGAAGGTAATACTACGGTAGATTTTACTATTGGAACACCTGCGTATACTACAACATTTTTAAATGGTGCAGTGGGTCCGACTACATCAGGAACCGCAACTCCTATGGGATTACAGTTAAATGGTTATATTTCGACTACAAGTATGAATCCTATAAATGTAGGGGGAGATCCTCAAAGTTCATCTACAGAAGTAGATATTAATTATTTATGGATTGGAGCGTAATATGCCACTACCTTCAAATTATACTTCTACAGTTCCTCAAGGAACTCAACAGATTAACAATACACAACAACCAATTAATTATAATTTCCAGGATATTTCTGCATTACTTGCTGTAAATCATGTTGGTTTTAATACAGCTGATACATTTGGAACGCACAACTTTATAAACTTTATTACGCAAGGAACTGATCCAACTACAGCATCAGCTGAAATGGCATTATATACCAAAGCTGTTTCTGGGGATGTAAATGACGCGGAGTTATTTTATAGATATCCTAATAATGGTTCTGTCCTGCAATTAACAGGTAATAGTTCATCGGGAAGCACTGGTAGTGCAGGTGGTTTATTTACTGGAACTGCAACATATCCAGCAGATATAGGTTATCCAGCGGTAGGAACATGGCAATATTTAGCAAATGGTATTTTATTTATGTCGTGGAGTGTAGCTAATGGATATTACGCTTCTAATTCCAATAGTACTACAAGTCCTATGAAGGTATATATACCTAACTCAACTAATTGTTATACAACAAAAGGTAGTTCAACAATGCCGACATTTGCAACGGCAATATACAATATGCAAATAACTGCAGCCCAAGCGCAAGGTAATTCTACAGGCGGAAGTCAAACTAATAATGGTATAACGATTGTTAATACTACCTATGCTAATCTTTATTGGACGGGTACAGCAACAGGTGGTGCACAAGGATCAGTTGTTGTTACCGCTATAGGAATTTAAGGAGATATCATGTCATATACGTTTTCAACCAATGTTCCTCAGGCAGCTCAAAAAATAAGTGCTACCCAAGTGCCGATTCAAAATAATTTCCAAGCAGTTAATGAATTGATAGCGGTAAATCATGTTGGTTTTACCGATCCTGACTATTATGGAATGCATACATATTTATCATTACCAGCTCAAGGCTCTGCGCCTACAACAAGTTCATCGGAAATGGCTATATATTGCGCAGCTTCAACTGGAGCTAATCCATATGAAATATATTATCGTTATCCAAGTGATGGAACCATTGTGCAATTAAGTGGTAGTAGTACTTCAACAGGAAGCGGAACTGGCGTATCGACACCAGGCTATGCATATTTATCATCAACTGTATTTTTAATGTGGGGGACGGCAACAGGTATTACAACAGGAGCTAATACGATTACATTCCCAACAACTTCAGGATTTCCTACATTCAGCTCAACTCCTTACCAGATTTATTACACACAAGCGAGTGTGGCATCATCATATGTGATTGGTTCATACATTTCATCATCAAGTACAACGCAATTTGTTTTAGAAGTTCCAACGAGTGGATTTGCTACGAGTATCTATTGGTTAGCTCTAGGAGTTTAATATGGCATATGATAAATTTCTCGTCGGTTATGCAGATAATGAAAGTGGTTTTCAGACGTCACTAAAACCTTGGTTGATATCGGACAATGCGTTCCAAATATTGAATAATGCATATATTTTACGTGGAAGAGTTCGAAAACGTTTTGGTACAGTTCTTATGGGATTAGATCAAACTCAATCAAGATTACGTCTATTGACGACGAATACCTATGCAACTTCGGTATATTCAGGAACTGTTCCAGGAGATGTATTTGCGGTAGGGCAAATGTTTACGATCAATGATGATATCTTTACGGTATATCAAACAGGTAGTCCTGCAGCTATGTTATCAACCAATGTGGCCACATCTGGCACATTTGATACTACAACAGGCAATTTTACCTTTACGGGCTATAGTTCTGGACTCGATATATGGTTTTATCCAGCGACGCCAGTTATGGGTTTAACGCAATACTTTGTAGAATCATCAAATGCATTTGCAACGATTGGATTTGATACTCAGTTTGCTTACCAATATGATCTTGTCAGTAATGCATGGTTGCGATTAACAACGGCTAATGTAGTTGGTACAACTGATGGCTCAGGCAATTTTTCTGGTGTTTTCTTTATTGATCAAATGCCTGTCGGAACGGTTATAACTGTAGGAGGTACAACATTTACCGTTATAACTTCTACCTTAACTACGCCATATGCTTTACAGGTATCCTCTGGTGGTACAGGATCTGCGCTCTTTAATCCAACAAGTCCAGGATCTGGATTTGGTACATTAACCATTACAGCATCTAATGTTGATACAGCAGTTACATCATCAGCTGCTTCGATATGGACAGGAACTGATTATGAATTCTTCTGGTCTGTTAATTATCAAGGTGCAGTTGCAGCTCTCGATACATTATGGACAACCAATTTTAATCCACCAGATGGTATACGGTACTGGGATAATACATTTTGGGTACAGCCAGTTCTTAATTGGACGGTAGGAACTCAAATTGATACAACGAGTGATATGGGTGCTGCTTCAGGCAATGTTCCCGATGGATTTGGATTTATAGGACAAGTATTTGTCATTGGATTCACCCAATTTATTGTAACAGTTGCTAATGGTGCATTGGTTCCCGTATCATCAACGAAAGCAGGACCAATCGGAACAGGAACATTTAATACAACAAATGGTGCCTATACCTTCACGGGTGCAACTATTTCAACACCTATTTTCTTTACAGGTAATAATTATATTCAGACTGCACAGATTGTTGTGCAATTCAAAAATAGATTAATATTACTTAACACTGTTGAAGTTGCTGCTGGTGTTGCCGTTACCTATCCATTTAGAGCTCGCTATTCTGCAGTTGGTAGTGCATTATCTGCAACATCATGGATGCAAGATATCCCAGGAAATGGAAATGCGGTTGATGCTCCAACGCAAGAGGCTATCGTTACAGTACAATTTATTAAAGATCGCTTAATCGTTTATTTTACATCTTCAACTTATGAATTGGTATACACCTCTAATCAAACTCTTCCATTCACATGGCAAAAAATTAACAATGAACTTGGCGCCATATCTACCTTTTCTGAGATTCCTTTTGATAAAGTTGTCTTGGGTGTTGATGATAATGGTATTCATGCATGTAATGGAGCTAATGTAGAACGTATCGATAACAAGATACCGCAATATCCATTTGGTATCAGTAATGAAATGAATGGGCAAGATCGGGTTGCTGGTATTCGTGACTATTACAATGAAATGGCTTATTGGACAGTCGTCAGTGATGATCGCAATGTTGATTTCTATTTCCCTAATCAAATATTGGCATACAATTACGTTAATGATTCATGGGCAACTATTGATGATTCCTTCACCACGTTTGGATATTTCTTCCAACCACCAGAAGCTGTTGGTATAACATGGGGTGAGGCAACAACGCCATGGGGTGAGAATAGTAATCAATGGAATTCTACTTCAAGTACAACCAACAATACGACCATAAAAGCAATTATTGCTGGTAACCAAGAGGGGTTTGTTCAGATACTTCAAACGAATATTCCATCATCAGCTCCTTCATTACAAGTTACTAACTTTACGACTACTGCTTCTGGAACAGCAACTATATCATGCATTAATCATAACTTATCATTAAATGATTATGTGTTATTTGAGAATATGAATGGATTAGTCTTTACAGATTCATTAGGTAATGTATTACCCTCGCTTATGGCAAGAGTTACTCCAGATCCTGTGAGTGCTAATACCCCTAATGAATTTGGTATATATGCAGTTGATAATACTGGTATTCTGCCTATTGTTATTACAGGAACATATACAGGAGGGGGTGTTATATCAACCGTAACTAATATGAATATTCTTACTAAGCAATATAATTTCTACACTGAAAATGATAGAAATATGTATATGGCTCGCATAGATTTCTTAGTTAATAGAACTAATAATGGTGCGGTATTTGTTGATTATCTGACATCTTCAGCTGATATATCGATTGTGACTGATGGTTTAGGAACTGAAGCATCACCAGGTCCATTACCAGGAGATGGAACACTTGAAACAAGTCCCTATGCATTATCTAACTTTGAGCAATATCAGACTCGTTTATGGCACCCGATTTATACCTACGCTGAAGGTGAATGTGTACAATTACAAATAGTGATGTCCCCAAGCCAGATGTCGGGATATACAGTTAATACAGATGGATCGGTTTCGTATGTAGCATTGAATGACTTCCAAATGCATGCGATGATATTTTATGTCACACCGACAAGCAATAGAATGCAGTAAAAAAACACCCGATATAGGATGAGTATATCGGATGAAAAAGGAGAATGTTATCAGCGAAGAATCTCATAACATGAACTTAATCTAATATGTTTATGTAAGAGATTCAAGGGGATAAAATATGTCATCAGACTTTCAAAATAATACAGGTTTATTTATACCTACAACCTATGTGTTTGATGTTGCCGAAGTGAAAGATGTAGATGTCAATAAGCCCGAGTTTAAAGAGCTTCTTGTACGTTTGTACCAAAATATAAATAACATTTGCGTAGCGTTAAATTTGAAGGAATCTGGTATATATTTCTTGCAGGAATTTGTGACAGGACAAGTTCTATTCCCCAATCAAGATATGATTAATCCTAATCCAGATGGACGCCAAATATTTCGTACCGTACTTAACTTTGGGGCTCTTCCTAATGCTACAACAATATCAATGGCTCATAATATCAATGTAACAGCTGCAACAACATGGGTTAATATATATGGAGTTGCTACTAATCCGACAACCATGGCTGGTATAAGTATTAGTTATGCTTCTACCTCATCGGCAACTGATAATATAGAATGGGCTATTGATGATACTAATTTTTATATTACAACTGGAATAGATTACTCTGCATATACGCGAACAATCGTAACTATTGAATATGTTAAAGAATAAAAGAAAGGAATAGTATGCCTATAGGATTAGTTGGAGGTACGCTTGCAGCATTGGCTGGAACAGCTGCAACAATTAAAGCAGCTAGAGCAGCTAGCCGAGCTCGCCAAAAAGGTAAAGCTAAAAAAGTGGTCAAAACGTTAAAATCTAAAGGGTTGAAACCTACACAAAAACAATTAGATCAGGCAGCTGGCGGACAACTTGCACGCGCAGCTAATGCCCCTCAACAAGCAACGTTTTTAGATTCAGCTCCAGGACGTAATGAAACATTGAATAGATTGAGTCCTGAACAAGCTTCCTATCAAAATGCTGGTTTAGCTCGTTTAAATCAGGCATTACCCAATATACAATTGCCAGGTCAGACATATACACCACAACAACTCGCTCAGCAGCAACAGCAATATCAACAGCAGTTTGCGCCATTTGCAAATCAAGCTCATGAAGGATTTCAAAATGGCGTTGCATCACTTGCTGAACGATTTACATCTGCTGGTGGAGGTCGTATAGGATCTCCTGCATTTGCAACGGCATTAGGACAAGCACATCGAGGGTTTCAATCTGATCTTAATGCTCAAGCTAATGAATATGGATTAAACCAACAAAAGATGCAAAATAATAACTTTAATAATCTTGCAAGTGGTGGTTTAAGTGGTGGTGTAGAAAATATTATGCATCAACCACAAGCAGCTGGATATCAAAACTTGATTAATGGAGTACTTCCAGCTTTAGGGACTGCGGCAGGAGCTTATTTAGGCGCTAAATATTAAGGAATAATATGGCACAAATTATACAAGGTCAAGGTGGTTTTGGTGCTCAGTTCGGTACAGCATTAGGCCAAGGTTTAAGTAATGGTATTGAACAATATGCACATGGAAAATTAAAGCAATTGCACCGTCGTCAAGGATTAAAAGGTTTAGAAGGTGTTATACCTAAAGAAGTCGCTGAGCTTTATTATGATTCAGATCCTGCTGTGCAAAAACATATATTAAATCAGTTGGTTTATGATGAAGGTAACGAAGCCCAGCATGCACAGCGTGAACAAGAACGTGCTGGATTAGCTCAATTAGGTCATCAACAACGCGCTACAGGTCAGCTGCAAGGTTTACAAGGTCAGCCCCAATCAGAATTAGATCAAGGTCGAAACCACCTAAGAAATAATCAAGAAGATATTGGTCGATTAATGCAACAGTTGTCAGGTCAAGGTGCTGCTGCTGCTGAATTAGAGCCTTTACGTAAAGCCGGATTTAGGTTTAGACGCCCAGATGAAGCTCCTGTATTTGGTAGTGCAGAACAAGCAAATGCGCTTAAACAAGAATCAAACAATCTTAAACGTGAACAGCATGAATTTGCAAAGCAGCAAAAGATTGAGGAATTTGAGGAGAAGAAACAAGCTGCTATTGATAAGAAGTATTCAAAGTTGACTGAACAATTTGAAAAAGATTATACAATAGGAACTCAATTACAAATCCTTGCTGAAGAAATGGCAGCTCTAAATGAAGAAATTGGTGAAGATTGGCACCCCGTAAAAGAAGGTCTTGTGCAAGGTATTAATGGAGCTACCAGAGGACTTGTAGATTTGCGTTCACAAGCTGGTAAGGCAGCTGAGCAATTTAGGAACAAAGCTAATCAATACATTGATTTGTCTTCGAATGCTATTAAAGGACTACCAAGTAAATATAGAGTTCAGATTAAAGAGTCCGCTAAGCCTTCTTTGGCTATGACCTATGAAGCTCGCAAAGAAAGTATAAATGATGCTATAAAGCATGCGCAAGTTCTTCAAGTTCCATTTCAAGAAGAAGAAAGAATATTAGAAGAAAATGAGGGTAAACTTCCAGAAGATTTTTCACGTCGAGCTCTTCCTTCTATTCAAAAACGACAAGAACAAATATTACGAGGTAATCGAGAATCAGGTGAGCATGAATTTGAAACACTTGAAGAAGCTCAGGAGTTTGCTCGACAAAATGGTGGTAAAGTTATAGAAAATACTGAGACTAAGAAGAAATTTAAAGCTTAGGGGTTACTATGGCATATAAAGTTATATTGCCTAAAAAAGAGAAAGAGTCTTTTGGCGGTAAATTACTGAGAAACGCAACGGGAGGTCTTGTCAATTTTGTAGAAAATTCAGAGAGCTTATTGAAAAATGTTGCTCATAGTGTTGCTGATCCTTTAGGTTTAAATCAATTCAAATCAAAACCAAGATCAGTTGGAGTCAGAGATGTCGCTGAGCAAGCCCTTGGTAAAGAATATTTAAAACCTAAGGGTAAAGTAGAAGAATATGGACAGCATCTTGTTGGAACTGTTCCTGTTGCAGCAGCATTAGGTGGTAACGGAATTATTTCTGCTGCTAAAAATATCGTTAAAAGTGATATAGGTCGAGGTGCTGCTCAAGTATTAGGACTAGGTGAAACTGGCCAAACTATAGCTGGTGCTATAGCACCAGGTGTAATTGATTCATTAAAGAATGCCAATATTCAAAAGCATTTTCAACCAGTTAAAAAAGAACTCTATAAAAAGGTTGCGGCAGAAGGTCATAATAAGATTGAAGCTGGTGAAATAAAAGATCTTACACATGAATTTTTGGAGATAGAGCAACGTAGATCTGCTGGTAAAAGCCCTTTTATTAGAAGATTAAAGAATTGGAATAAAGAAGCTTCTAATAATGAAATTAAAGCTGAAGATATTCATAATATTAAGAAAGATCTTAATCAATATATTTACAAGGAATATAACAGTCCTGATTATTTGAAAGCTCTTGAAAAAGAAACGCATAAAGTTATTGATGCTGCAGGTAAAAATGGTCAGCGAACTACAGAAAACCTAACACTTCCTTCTTGGTCAAAGAATCTTCGTAAAGCAGATAAACTACATAGCATTTTAACTGAAGGTGATTTTAATAAAAGCCCTGAAATAGTTAAATGGCTATTTAAGAAGTTTACGCCAGGTAAATTTGTAGCAGCTGCAGGTAAAAGATTTATTAATCCCACTCGTTTATGGGGTAATCTACCAAAAGAGACTAAAGATTTCTATGTTGATAATATATTGAAGGGTATAGAAAAAAATCCAGGAATATTTCAGCCTGAAATCAAGAAGATAAACCAATTGGTAGATAAAAAAGAAGAGAAGAAAGAACCTAAAAAAGGTAAGTTTAGAGTAGTATTATAAATTAGGGGCCCTTGTGGAGTGGACCCCTAAAATGAAAGGCGCAATCATTATGATGTAATTGCTCAACAAGCATATAACTAATATTATACCGCGTCTACAATCGGCGTTATATCATACCCAGATTCTGCTTTAACGATAGATTCTATAGCCGTATCTACATCATTAACGACCGGATTTGATCCCAAGTACAACTTCAAGCTGATACATACCAATAAAGCACAACCAATGATGGTATACTTGATGATATTATTTGTTTCCATCTTTATCTCCTTTTAGTTCTTGATCTACATCTGTATCTATATCATCTGCAACGGTAACGGCAACCTCAGCCGATTCAACTACCACAAATACAGGAATAAATATCGCTCCTGCAAGCATTAAACTTGCCATCATAGCTATATGTATTAATGACCACATATTATTTCTCCTTAGAATGAATATGCACATGTATATCTATTTCAGTATCAGAATCTTCAGAGTTTCTTTTAACATGATCTTCAATGATAGTTCCCACAACTTGTTCTAAATTATGTTCAACATGAGTTGGCATTTCTTCTGGATTCCTCCTGTCTAAATAATATTTTAAAGCGATTCCTCCTGTGCCTGTCAATGTTGCCGATAATATTATAGCCAATAGTGTGGATGTCATTGATACTCCCTACATAGGACAAGCTTGTGTGGTGATACTAGCAACAGTTATTGTTCCACTGGTATTAACTAATAGATAGTAGTTATTAGGTACTATGGCACTAAAACTTATAAGTTCAAGAACTGCCGTACTAAATGAAGCCACTACCGTACTTGTAGTTGGAGTACTTGTAGATCCTACGCCCATAATAATAGTTGCTGTAGTTGCTGCTGTAACATTAACAGAAACATTAACTAATAGATTATATCCAGTCGTATTCTGAAGAGCTGTTCCTGCGGTCAATGAAGTACCAAATGCAGTTGTTGCTGTTGCAGATGATACTGGAGCGGTTACTATACTACTTGAAAGAATAGTTGCAGTTGGTGAAGTTATATTTACTTTGCCACTACCAGCTTGAATAGTTGTGGTCGATGTACTATTAGTTGAACCTAATACAGTAGTTTTTACTGCAGCGCCAGTAGCTATATTAATATTATTAGCTGTAGGATTTGCGCCAATATTTAACGCCCCAGTTCCTGCTGCAATTGTTGTAGTAGAACTACCATTCGTTGAACCAAAAGTGCACGTTTTATTTCCTGGACCAGCTCCAATATTAACGGTGGTAGTGGCAGAATCATTTGAAATTAAAATCTGTCCGGTTCCTGTAGCGACTGTAAATACTCCATTTGTAGTAGTTATAGTACTACCAGCCGTTCCAGTATTAATATTAACAGCGGTAGCACCAGTTACATTACCGATGGTCAAAGTCTTTGCAGACGCATTTGTGCCAATATTTAACGCCCCACTTCCTGCTGCAATTGTTGTAGTAGAACTACCATTCGTTGACCCAAAAGTACACGTTTTAACACCTCCTCCAGTTCCAACACTGACTGTGGTTGCTGCGGCATCATTTGAAATTAAAACACTTCCTGTTCCTGTAGCGACTGTAAATACTCCATTTGTAGTAGTTATAGTACTACCAGCCGTTCCAGTATTAATATTAACAGCAGTAGCACCAGTGACATTACCAATGGTTGTTGTATTTGCAGATGCACTCGTGCCTAAGTTGAGGGCACCAGTTCCAGTTAAAATGGAGGTAGTTACACCATTAGTACATAGACTATTTGTTATCGTTGCCATATTGTCTCCTAGACGACACTTAAGTTACCATTTGAATTATTGACAGCCCACCCACTATTTGCAGTGACACACATCAACACAACATTATCGAATTGGCTTGTCGATGAAACAGAACCAGTTGCCCCAGAAGTTGAAGTAACTCCATTAAATGCAATGGTTTGCCCACTGTTTTGAGCTATTGTCCATAATCCAGAACCAGCTCCCTGAATGCCAACAACTTGACCAACTGATGCAGTTGTTGGTAGCGTGAATGTCACAATAGTTGCTCCATCATTGGATACATATCCTGTATTGACCGCCATAGTCTGCGTAGATCCAGTCACATTAGTGTATGGATAAAAGCCACTGGAAGCAGATGCAGTAATAGTTACTGTCGATCCGCTCGCACTTGTCGTAATACCCGTTCCACCTGCAATTGTAAACGCATTGGAACTTACACTTGCGGTACCAGAATCAGATATTAATGAAGTTGCTCCAGATCCAGCAATAGTTAATGTTGCACCCGTGGCAGTTGTAGATACATCACCAGAACCAACAATATTGATATTATTTGAACTTGCTGTTGCTGTACCTGAACTTGAAGTAATTGTACTTGCAGCAGATGTTGCAATAGTTAATGTTGCGCTTGTAGCAGATGTACTGATTGGACCCGTTCCTGTTACTGTAACAGTTGTGCCTGTAGCAGAACCAGTTCCACCATCTAATGTCACAATACCTTGTGTGACTCCAGAACCAGTAATGGTGACCGTTGAACCAGAACCTGAAGTTGATATACCACTTGCACCAACAAAACTAATTGAATTTGAAGATGCGGTCGCAGTACCTGAACTTGTACCTGCTGTATGGACTGCAGTTGTTGTAATACTTAACGTTGAACTTGTTCCTGAAGTTGTAACGATAGTTCCATCTCCAGAAATAGTTACGACGCCTGTAGAAGGCGTAGCTGAACCAGTATTACCATCGATAGTTGTGACACCACCGCTTGATGATACAGGCTGAAAACTTGGGGCACTTGTCCCATTACTGGTAAGTACATAGGTTGCCGTACCCGGATCGATATTATTTAAAGCTCCACCATCATAATAGGCGACACCAAAAGCATGTAAGAATGATTGGGTGTTCGTTCCGCCTTCTAGGATAGCTATCGGAGACAGTTGTTTAAAAGCCATAGTATCTCCTTAGAATGCTAAATATTTAGTGCCATTGAATATGAAACTTGTCGATTCTGAAGAGCTATTCATAATAAATGTAGCTGATTCATCGATCAACACAGTTCCTCCAACCGTGGTTACCGTAATATTATGAACTGCAGCAAATCCCGTAGCATCTTTTACAATATAAACTCTTCCAACAGCTGGATCGTTTGGTAGTTGAATGGTGATGGCAAGAGTAGTTGTCGTTACGCCAAGGAATTCATCAGTTGGTAATACAACATAAGGAGTGGTTGTAACAGCAGTATAGTTATATGTCAGGGTTCCAGGTGGATTTCCTGACTTACCAAAACTTGTAATTTGAGACATGTAACATCTCCTTAATAAGTAGTTGCCGCATAATATGCACTCAGATATATATTTCCATACGTTGGAGCTGAGCTGACATATTCTATATAGACAATTGTATCTTCTGGAAGATATAATCCCTCTGGGACGCTTTTATTTGCAGTGATATCTACTACAAATCCACTTCCTGCAACAGCAACATCATGTTGCGTAACACCATCATAGGAAATATATATATCAGAATCAGTTGTATTATTTATTTTAAGTACTCGTAGAGCTGCAGGAACTGCTGCACCCATAGCAACAAAGGAACTTGTCACTGATCCAAATGCCACGGTTTGTACAGGAATAGCGGTAGCTCGTAATGATTGTGCAAATGACATAGTATTCCTTATTCAAGTACCATGAATGATACAATTATATTACTTGTGCTTGCAGGGATTGTTGCAGAACCAGCGTTTGTTACATAGATAGTTAATGTATCACCACTTAAACCATTGACCATACCATTAACTTGTAAATACCCACCACCTGTAGCATTTGTTGTTACAGTACAGATAACTGGAGTTGATAATGAAGCTATATAGCTATTTGTCATAACAATAGTTGCTGTGCCCGTTGCAATAATATTAGTTGGAACAGTAATACTCGTTGAACCAATGCGAGCATTATTGGTAAATGATAGTGAAGCTATACTTGTATTAACAGCTGTCAATAATATATTACCTGTACCATTTGAATTAACAACGACACCACCTGTACCTGATTCTATCAATGTGGAAGAAGCACCATTTGTTGAACCTAGGATGACGCCTTTTACACCAGCACCATTAGCAATTCCAACAGTAGTAGCTGCAGCATCACCTGAAATAGAAATAGTACCTGTACCAGAATCTAGGGTGATAGGTTCATTGCCAGTAACTGCATCAATAGTGCCATTAAATGTTGATGTACCATTGACAGTTAATGCATCAAAGGTAGCATCACCACTATCTGAGGCTAATTCAGTCCAAGTTTGAGCCGAAGTAAATACCCATACCATATTGTCATATACCCATAACTGACCGAATTCAGCAATGTCTGAAGTGCTTGGAGCTCTGTTTGCGATAATTGGTTCAGGACTTAATGTTTGAATTGGGTTGTTAAATCCATACGCAGTCTTATTAGTTGGAGTTTGAAATGACATTTTTTATCCTTGAGATAATGTAATAAAAATATGCCATCAATCTAATAGGTAGCTACATGTGATTCCATAAGAAAATGTATTTATGTGTGTACAAAATATATTGGAATGATAGCCTATGTCGAAACATTGGAGAATTATAATGAGTAGAATTGGTCAAAAAAGGTTGGGGATTTATATAGGTAGCGAATTGCACGAAGAAATAGTAAAGATTGCAAAGAAGAGGAATATTACATTCTCTCAATGCGTACGAAGAATTTTATTACGTTATATTATTAAGGAGAGACGATGACATTGAATAAATTGCAGTTATCAAAAGCAATTGGTAGAAAAATGGTATGCTCGACTGCGCTTGCTAATAAATTTATTAGCGCACTCTCTGAAGTTGCCTTAAAGGAACTATCTCGAGGGAATGGAATCATGATTGGATCATTGGGTAAATTATCATCAATAGAAACAAAAGAAAGATTTGGAGTTTCACCAAATACTGGCTCTAGAATTATTATTCCAAAGAAATTTAGAGCCAAATTCAAAGCATATCAAGCTCTTAAGCAAGTTATGAAATCTCAGGTTATACAATAAAAATACCGCACTAGGGAAGCAGTGCGGTATATCGAACAAAAAAAGAGAATACTGGAGAGTATTATCAGTAGGTTAGCAGAACTTATTCATATTGCATATTTTTTCTTAAACGTGCATGCATCTCTGTGAAAAGTAAATCTTGCTCGTGAGTTAGATTATAATTTCCCAATAGTTCCCAGTTAGGATTATCTTCATCTTCTGATACTTGCAGATAGATATCATATGTTTCTTGGATATTAACTTTGCATGCGGTGCCATATGGATGTTGGTCAAGTTCGCTTGGCTGACTATGACGGGTGAGCATTAATCCATTATCCATGATATTCCTTTACAGTTACTTACCACTTATGATTTTAGAAGCTTGCGAAGATGATACTTCACTAATGTCCCTAAAGCCATGTTTTTCTAAAACTTCTGAAAGAAACGATCCATTCTTAACCGCAATGTCATTAATCATTTTAATTTGAGCATCTGAAGCTGGTTTAAATGATATGTTAGCCTGTATTTCTTGTCGAGGTTTATCAAATGATGGTTGTTTTTGTGGGGTAATTTCAACTACCTGTGGTTGTTTTTCATGGTATCCTTGCCCATCATCATCTTCTGGATTGTCAGAAATAAGAACACCAAGCATATCTTTCATATGATTGCGATTGAAGTAAGTCAATGCACCCTGTTTTTTATGTGTTAATTGATCGTTTGGGTTCTTGCAAGGATCTTGATCAAACAAGAATACATTCGTTTCGTATTGGCCAGATTTATGCATGAGTCGTGCTCCAATACATTGCATACCGTCCACTATGCCCCCCCAAGGACGAATGGACAAACCATACTTACTTAATATCGGATACACTGGCTTTAAAATAGCATAAAGATCTGCAAATTCATTCTTGAAAGCTTTACGATTAACTCGAATGGTTGGAAATTCTACCTGTGCTTGCGATAAAGCTGTATATAACTGATCTTTTTGTTCTGTTTCTAATATCATTCTATCTCCAAGTTAAACTTTCTATATATATGAAAATTATAAACATAATTAAAACTAATATTTGTGCGACTATAGCACACTGCATATCATTCATCACATATTGCACATATAAAAGCTATAACTATGATCCACATTATAATGCCCATATTAGTTTTTATCTTTTCTGAAATAGTGTGGATCTGATGCTAATAAAGCATTAAGTATCATCATAAGTTCTATATATGTATCATCTACTATAGTTTGATACATCTCATCTATTAATTGTTTAAATTCTTCACTAAGTTCCATGAATTTATGGTCAGATGTTACTATCTCTTGAAGATTAAAAAATTTTATTCCTCTATCGCTTAGATATTCTAATCTTTCTGTAGCGATATCAATATCCATAAGAGTATGTGATTTATCCATATATCCCTGATCTTGAATTTGTTTCATCATTTCAGACTTAGAAGTTGTCATTTCACTCATCATTGAAATATGCTCTTTAAGCACCCTTAATAATGAAAGAGATTTATCTTTTAACAACTTTTCTAAAGTGTCAGTAATAATTTTTGTATCTTGATCCATATTTCTATTACAGCTTTTATGAAATTTATTTGGATTCATGTTAATTTCTTCCCATATTTATAATACACCATTTACAAGTTGAATCTTCTACGTGTTCTAGAAATGATTTACATATTCTACAATGATCAGCCAATGATTTAATTATTGGATATTTTTTTTCTTTTTCTTCTGCAATCAATGATTTAGTAAGATTATAAAGATCAATGAGTTGATCCCGTATGTATTGCGCATTATCTTCGTTAGTTAATAGCGATATCTTCTCAAGTAAAACTGGTATATCTTCTGCTATTCTTTCATTTATAGTACATACTACACAAAATGAATTTTTTTCACTTATTTCTCTATCTACTAACATTCTTCTTTTAGGCACATTGTGTGTGCTGCATATGAATTCCATATTATTTCCCCATATTAATTACGCAATACTGACACGTTGATTCTTCATCTACTGTCAGCAAGCATTTACATAGTCTGCAATAATCTGCTACTGATTCGCCGGTTCTTAGTTCTGTTGACATATCATATCCCTTGTTTTACTTACAATACTTCTTTGTTTGCTGGTTTAACTTATTATCTATATTAATAATAACAAATTGACATTATATGTCAAGTGGTATATACTTATATTATAAATCAATTATATAGGAGCATCATGAAAGTATATATGCGAGGGGGTTCAAGAGAACATTGTAATTTGTCTGATATTGAGAATCATTGTTGCTGTAAAGATTACGGTGATTGTTTTAATTATGATGATGCATGGCATAAAATGTTTCAACCAGGATGTCCTGCATGCGGATATTGGTGTGAGTGCATGGATGAGGATGAGGAATGTCTATGTTATCCGTGTAATAAGATAGATTACGAAAATGTGATGTGTGAATTTTGTAAACAATATGGATCTGATAGAAAAAAGTCTCCTATATTAACTATGAGTGATTTACCTCAAGAAGTTATTGATGGTTTCGTAAAAAAATTACAAGAAAGATGATAAGGAATTAAAGTTTGTGATCGTTGGGTTAATTCTTTTATAAATTTTTACGAAGATATGGGGCCTAGACCAGAAGGATATAAGCTTGCCCTTATATATGATAGTAGAGATTTTAGTGTTGATAATTGTGAATGGATTTTGAATAAAGGAAAATAAATGGATGAAGAAATTATGGAAACTAAAGTAATTAAATTACCTCAATCATTGCAAGACATGACTGAAGAGCAGAGAAATAGAATAATTTTCGCTATGAGAGTTCCTTGGGCGGGATTTGGAGTGGACGATAGTAAATGTGATTGCGCGCATGATAAAGAAAAATATCAGGAGAATAAATGACGTTACAACAGTTAATTAAAGAAATAGAACTACAGAGATTCTTATTGGGAATGGGCGCAGTTGAATTCGCTGCACATCTTGGTATGCATTACCACACATATCAATCGTTTAAAGAACAACGTCGTATGACTAAGCCCAAGTATATGAAGTTGTTATTGGATTTTGCGATATCTAAGGGAATTGATGTAACTGGATTGGAATTATGATGGATTATAAATCTCTTGAATCTATACATGGAAAAACAATAGAATATTTTATATTTCGGAAGGAGGGCGACTTACCTGACGGGATAGATATTTTATTTACAGATGGTAGCGTTTTTAATTGCAAAATTGATTACAATTGTTGTGGCAATATTAATTGTAACGATGGTGCATATTTGAACATGAAGTTTGCGGTGAAAGAATAGTTATGAATATGTTAAATGTTTTTAATTGGTTTAGAACACGTAAAGATACATCGACTCAATCTGTTCAAGTGAAAGCTTTTGGAACTATATTAACTGAATATGGAGATCTTATACCAGTTGTATGTGCTATATATAACATTAATGAGATTAAGCATTTGCCTATATTTCAGACAGAAGATTTCTTGCATATATGTAAAGTGTTACGAGCTCATGGTTATATTAAATGTAAAATGGATTAGATATGGAAACTAGAGAAACATTGCAATGGAGAGTAGATAATATTAGATCTTTGATGAATCAAGGAGACTTTAAGACTGTTTTAGAGAGAGCTGGAGAATTTATTGAAGCAGTGAATAGTCGAAATAATCTATCAAGTGATATTGATAATGATTTTATAGATCATATTGATGGTCAAGTATTAGATATTATGAATGAACTTCAGGAGTTAAAGAAAAGACTTTTATGAATTTTATACAACTTATATTGATAATTTATATAATGTACCGCATATGGGTTATAGAAACATGGAAGCCAATAACAGATCGTGACGAGATAATTAAGAAGATAATTTATTTTAATAATACCCAGAAATGGTTATTCATTCACTTTGCGATTACATTAATTTGGATATTTAGTTTGATTATTTAAACGATTACGGTAGATTATTTAAATCTTATTAAACAATGAGAAAAATTTCAAAAAAGACCAAAGAATTACACT